TTATAATTGGATCTAATGTCAACGGTGGGGGAACAAATACTGTTAGAATAGGTACTGCTGGGGGTAATGCAACATTAGGACTTGATGGTAGTGACACCTCATGGGCAGCTTCATCAGACTCACGGCTTAAAACAGATGTTGCTACCTGTGCAGTAGGCTTAGACTTTATTAAAGCTTTACGCCCTATTACATTTAAGTGGAACGCAAAGGATGCTGTAGCAAATACGCTACCTCAATACGATGCAGACTCATCTGACCCTGTGTATGGATCGGGACAAATACAACATGGATTTCTGGCTCAAGAAGTTAAAACGGCTATTGATGCACACAGTGGTTTAAAAAATGGTTTTACTATGTGGCGTGAAGACCCCGATGGTACACAACAAGTAGCGCCAACAGCGCTAGTCCCGATGCTTGTCAAAGCAATTCAAGAGCTTGAAGCTCGCATCGCAGTATTGGAAGGATAAGACATGGCAATTACATTCACATGGTCCGTCAATGACATGCACAAAGTCACTGCAACAGGTGCAGTATATAAAGCTGAGTGGTCTTGCAGTGGCGTAGATGCTGACACTGAGGTTAGCCACAGTCGGTCAGGGTCTTACTTGCATATGGGTGAAGTCACTGCTGATGAAGTTACGGGACAAGATGCTGATGGTAATGATGTTACTGAGTCAGTTACACGGATTGTACCTGTCACACCTGACCACACAGCATCAGGGTTCACAGCTTATGCAGACTTAACTGAAGCAGACGTATTAGCTTGGTGTAAGGCTGGCGGTGTAGGTGCAAAGAATGAAGCTCTTATAACGTCTAACATTACTAACAAGATAGCTGCTCAAGCTAACTCAACAGGTATGCCTTGGGCTGCTGAATAATTTTAACCCCAACCCCGAAAGGAGATCACAATGGCTGAGAAAAAAACAAACACCATTACGATCAATGACGTAGACTACACTGAAGACCAACTTACGGACCAACAGAAGGTGATGATTAATCATGTTGCTGACCTTGACCGTAAGATTAAGTCAACTCAGTTTAACCTTGACCAGCTAAACGTAGGTAAGACCGCTTTTGTTAATATGCTTACAATGTCAATAAATGCCCCCGCTGAAGTAGTGGAGGCCGCTGAGTAATGGAGATGGCCGCGCTTTGGAATGTCGGACTAACGGCTGCTTTAGGGTTCATCGTATGGTGGGCAAAAAATCAGCATGACGAACTGAAGCGCGTCCAAATTCTTCTTAACAGAACTAGGGAGGAGATGGCTAAGGAATATTCTACAAAGGTCGAGAGTACCGCGTCCATAGATCGTTTGATAACACGATTAGATGCCCTCGACGCAAAAATGGACAGGATGTTAGAACGATAAACTAAAAGGTTACCTGTGGAATGATTGATCCTATTACAGCGTTCTCTGCGGCAAGTGTGGCATTCTCAGGATTAAAGAAGGCGATTGCAGTTGGAAAAGATATTACATCAATGGGAAGCACTCTCTCCCAGTGGTCTAAGGCTGTTTCCGACATGGACTTTCTCGATGAGCAAGCCAAGAAACCTCCAATGTATAAAATGTTTAGCGACACACAGGCTTCAGCGTTGGACATCTGGACTAAGAAGCAGAAAATGGCTGAGATGCGTGAGGAACTCCGCGCCCATATTTCTTGGACGTATGGGCCTTCAGCTTGGAAAGAAATTGTCAGGATTGAGGCGCAACAGCGCAAGGCTCAAAGAGAAGCAGTATACAAACAACAAGAGTTTGTTGACAGTTGCATTAATTGGGCTATTGGGCTGTTGGCTTGCTTTGCGGGTGCAGGGATTTTAATTGTTGTCGTGTATGTCATTGGTGCCAAGCAGGGCAAATGGTGAGTGTTCCTTTTAGAGTACAGACGCAAGTGGGTCGTTGTAGACAAATTAGGCAAAATAGTCATAATAACCCGTGACAAGAACATTGCGATTGGCTTCGCAAAACTTTGGAGAGCCGAAAATGACAGAGTTCGATAAAGCAGATTTGGATTCCAGCGGAAGCATTGATCGCAATGAATGGAATATTTTGGCGCTTGAGGACAAGCGTTTAGAAATAGCTGACCAAGACCTAAAGCGCAACGCTGAACGGCGCTTTACAGGCTTCGCACTCGCTGGAATGCTGCTGTATCCATTAATTATCCTGCTTGCGTCTGTTTTAGGTTTTGACAAAGCAGCTAGTCTTATCACAGATATAGCCTCCGTATATGTCATAGCGGCTTCGGGAATCGTGGGGGCGTTCATAGGGTTCAATAGCATGAGCGCAAAAAGCAACAAGACATCTATAAGTTATGAAAAAGGTGAAGGTAAATGAGCATACTAAGCGCCCTGATAGGCCCAGCTACAGAACTTGCTGGCAAATTCATCCAAGACAAAGATCAGGCGGCAAAGCTGGCGCATGAACTAGGCACTATGGCCGACCGCCACGCGCAGGAAGCGATGTTAGCGCAGATAGAAGTAAACAAGGCAGAAGCCGCTGGAAACTGGTTTCAGGCATCGTGGAGGCCGCTGTGTGGCTATGTGTGCGTTTTAGGCTTGATGGTTAACTTTCTAATTTCTCCGATCTGTGCAGGTTTTGGCTTTGTTATCCCTCAAGCTGAGATGACGACTATGCTTCCGATTTTAACAGGTATGCTGGGGCTGGCTGGGATGCGAAGTTTTGAGAGAGTGAAAAAGGTTGGTAAGTAGTGTGGGTATTGGTTTGGATGCAGTTAACTATAGGGATGCCGTTACAATACTATCAATTAAATAGTTTTGATAGTAGAACGATATGTGATCAGTATAGGCAACGGGCAGAGATCTTGGTTACAGCTAATAACATGACCGTTGCTTGTTTAAACGTGAGGATAGAAAAATGACTTTTAAACTAAGCGCGAGAAGCGAGGCCAAGCTAGAGGGTTTAGATCCACGGCTTGTTGCGGTTGTTAAATCTGCCATTCACAAAACAAAGATCGACTTCGGCGTTATATGTGGCATGAGGACGCTGGAAGAGCAGACCAAATTGGTATCTGCTGGAGCTTCTCAAACTATGAAGAGTAAACACTTGCAGGGCTATGCCGTAGACCTAATGGCTTATATTGGCTCCAGGGGAAGCTGGGAACTCAATTTGTATGATGATATAGCAGACGCTATGGCTGAAGCTGCTAGGGAAATAGATGTCCCCATCAGGTGGGGCGCGGCATGGAACGTGTCTAACATCGCTCAGTTTACTGGTGACATGGAAGATGCTATGAATCACTATATCGATGAAAGACGATCACAGAATCGCAGACCGTTTATAGACGGACCACACTTTGAACTTATGGTTTAGGAGAGTACGATGAAAAAGAAAAAGGGTATGGCAATGGGCGGCAAGGTCAAAGCCAAGGGTATGGCTGCTGGCGGCTCTGTAATGCCAATGGGCAAAGATCCCAAAACTGGTAAGCAAATACCTAAGTTTGCCATGGACGGTGTAGGCCAGATGGCTAAAGGTGGCCGTGTCAAAGCCAAAGGTATGGCTATGGGCGGCAAGGTCAAAGCTAAAGGTATGGCCATGGGCGGCAAAGTTAAATCCAAGGGCATGGCTATGGGTGGTAAGATTAAATCCAAAGGTTACGCATTGGGTGGCAGTATCAAGTCCAAAGGCGCGGCTATGGGCGGCGCAGGCTTCGGCGCAGCTCGTTCTTCAGGAAAAGCGATAGTCACCTATTAATGGCCTTTCTACAAAGTAACATCCCGCACTTTAAGTGCTGGGTGCGGCGTGAGTACACACACAACCATACTGCGTACCACGGAGAGTTTTTACATGCGATGGCGATTGGCGTCACCACCATGCCGAACAGATGCCTGAGTTTTCAGGTGATTTTCACTGGCTGCGAAGCGGACATCGAGGGTATACCTAATGTCCATGGCGGAGCTATGTGGGCGAGAATGCCCATTACGGCTTTAGTAGGGGACACTCCATTTGAAGAGTGGCCGGAACCTATGCCTGTTCACGCAGCGCAACCTTGGGACTGCTCGTCCCGTACACACGCTGTGTACCAGATGGACAGAACTACACCTTGCCCTTGGATGGCGAAGGTGGAGAGCGAGTTCTATCCGGCTAAGTATATGTTTACTGTGGATTACACTGACAGCGAAATTGCGGATGACCCTGCGCAGCATAAGCAGAGTCACGTTTTAGAGCTGCTCGATGCTGGCCCATACACTGGAAACATCGTTGCTTTGCCTAACAACAGGGTAAGAGTTACGCACCCAGCTTGGTTTGAAACTGGAGAAGGCGCGCCAGACTTTAGGCCGTCTCAACACATTCACTACTCTAAGTCAGATTTGGACTATACGCTGGATGTTAATCGGGTGTTTGATAACTTGTACCACGACAGCTCTGAAGAGGATAAACTTTAATGGACCTTGTGGACTTCTCGACATACATGTATAAGCTACTACGAGAGCGCGAACAAGATATTGCAAGTTCTCTCGCACATGATGCTGCCAAAGACTGGGAGCATTACAAACTCATGGTAGGTGAGATACGGGGCCTGACCTACGCCCGTGAGGAAATAAAAGCCCTGCTGGAGAGAAACGCAGACGATGTCGAAGACCTTATATCTTCCTGATCACGTTGCGCAGAAAATGAACAAGGACAAAGAGAAGGCTCCGGCTGACTCGTCCGATGTGAATAGCGCATATGTGGACGCCACCGAGAAGGTGTTAGACCCTTCTCTACTAGAGAAACCCCTTTTGGAACGACTACCGCAGCCCACGGGCTGGCGCTTGTTGGTGATGCCTTATCAAGGTGCAACCAAGACGCAGGGTGGTTTACATATCCCAGATGAGATTCGAGCTCGTGAGGCTGTAGCTACTGTTGTGGCTTACGTTCTCAAGATCGGGCCTTTGGCATACAAAGACCCAGGCAAGTTTGGACAGGATGCAGAACCTTGGTGCGAAGAAGGCCAATGGGTTTGTATCGGTAGATATTCGGGATCACGTTTCAAGATTGACGGTGGAGAAGTTCGCATCATTAACGATGACGAAGTTATCGCTACTATTCTTGAACCTGATGACATTAAGCAGGTCTAGGAGAAAACTATGTCTCAAGAAAATGAAGAAGTCATTGAAGACGAAGATGAGGGAGTAGAGGTAGAGGTAGAAGTAAAGGCGGAAGCTGGAACTGAAATCGAAATCGAAACTGGACCTTCTGATTCAAAAGAAGAAAAGACGTCTGGCTCAGAAGATGAGTTGGATAGCTACAGCAACAAAGTTCAAACCCGCATTAAAAAGCTGACCGAGAAATACCGTAAAGAAGAACGGGATCGGGAAGAAGCGGTGCGAATGGCACAACAACTGTTGAATGAGAACCAAAACCTTAAAAGTCGCATGCAGAATTTAGACAAGGGCTACCTTGCAGAATACGGCACACGGCTTGAAACTCAGGTTGCTTCAGCTAAAAAGTTGTACCGTGAGGCCCACGACAGCGGTGACACCGATAAAATGTTAGAGGCTCAAGAAGCCTTATCAAACATGTCTATCGAGAACGAACGCTTACGTTTAGCTAAACAAAGATCGGAGCAGGCCCAGCCTGTTCAAGCCCAGCAACCTGTTGTTCCACAACAACAAGTTCCGCAAACTCCTGCGGCAAAGCCCGATCCCAAAGCCGAAGCGTGGGCAGAGAAGAACGATTGGTTTGGAAACGACGAGGTTATGACATATGCTGCTTTTGGCATACATCGTAAATTAGTTGAGGAAGAAGGAATTGACCCGACTGCAAATGACTACTATAGTGAAGTAGACAAACGCATGCGCGTGGAATTCCCACACAAATTCCAAGCCGCGAAGAAATCGGGTGGAGCACAGGTCGCACCTGCTGGCGCTTCAGCTACCCGCAGTACAGCAAAAACAGGGCGCAGGTCGGTGAAACTCTCACCATCACAAATTGCGATGGCAAAACGGTTAAACGTCCCGCTTGAAGAATATGCAAAATATGTGAAGGATTGATAGAATGACTGATAGAAAACCGCGCGAGAGCGCTACCCGCGAAACAGAAACGCGCCGTAAACCATGGGCTCCGCCCAGTCGCCTTGAAGCACCTGTAGCCCCTCCAGGCTATGTGCATCGTTGGATTCGAGTCGCAATGCGTGGTGAAGAAGACAAAATGAATGTCAACACCAAGCTACGCGAAGGATGGGAACCTGTCCGTAAGGACGAGTATCCAGACTATGAAGCTCCCACTATTGACGAAGGTCGATACGAAGGGGTTATCGGACAAGGTGGATTGATGCTGTGCCGAATACCTGTAGAGACCGCCCAAGAACGATCCGCGTATTACGGGAACCGGACCCGCGAACAGATGGTAGCAGTTGACCAGGACCTAATGAAGGACCAACATCCTTCGATGCCGATTTCTAATAATCGGCAAAGTCGTGTATCCTTTGGAGGCTCGCGAGGAGACTCCAAGTAACTTTGAGGTGCTATTATGGCAAATTCTAACGGATCCTTTGGGCTACGTCCCATTGGTAAAATTGGTCAATCGACCAACTCTACTGGTCTATCTGAATATCGCATAGCTTCTGACAACTCCAATCCAATGTTCCAAGGCATGGCGGTTATTCCGTTGGCTGCGGGCGTCATTGACGATCTACAAGCTGCGGCTGGTGGTAATGTCAGTATTGTGGGTGTGTTCTATGGCTGTGAGTATGTTTCATCTACTACAGGTGAAGTTATTCGGGCAAACCAATGGCCCGGTTCTGGCGCGGATTCTAATTTCCCTGTCAAAGCCTTTTTGTATGACGATCCAAATCAACTGTTCACCATTGCAACATCTAATGTTGTGGCTGGTCAGAACACTGAAGCGGAAATTCTTACATCTGTGTTCGCAAACATCGCGTTTGCAACAGGCAACAGTGGTTCTACAACTACTGGTATTTCTTCTGCAACCGCAGATTTAAATACAGTCGCAGCTACCAACACTTTGGCACTCCGTGTTATGGGCATACAAGATGACCCAGACAATTCGGATTTCACTGTCGCTGGTATTCCATTAATCGTTCGTATCAACAACCACTTCAATGCGCCTACTGGTTCCATTGCTGCTGGCACTGTTGCTACGACCGGCGTATAAGGGGGACTAACATATGGCTATTTCACGCGCACAACTAGCGAAAGAGCTTGAACCAGGTCTCAACGCCTTGTTTGGTATGGAGTACAGTCGTTACGAAAACCAACACGGCGAGATCTACACAACTGAATCATCAGACAGAGCGTTTGAGGAGGAAGTTATGTTGGCCGGATTTGGCTCGGCACCTACAAAATCTGAAGGTTCCGGCATTTCGTTTGACGATGCTAACGAAGCATATACAGCTCGTTACAACCACGAAACCGTTGCGCTTGCGTTCTCTATAACAGAGGAAGCAATCGAGGACAACTTGTACGACCGTCTCGGCAGTCGTTACACACGCGCCCTCGCCCGCTCAATGGCCCACTCTAAGCAGGTTAAAGCCGCTGCGGTACTGAACAATGCGTTCGCCGCTGGTGCATCTGCTGGCGGAGACGGTGTTGCACTTTGCGCCACTGATCACCCGCTTACAAACGGTGGAACTTTTGCCAACGAACCATCAACTGCTGCTGATTTGAACGAAACTTCTTTGGAAGACGCTCTTATCAACATCGCTGGTTATGTTGACGAACGTGGCTTGAAGGTCGCTCTCCGCGGCATGAAGTTGATGATCCCACGGCAATTGCAATTCGTTGCAGAGCGCCTGATGGTCTCCAACCTTCGCGTCGGTACTTCGGACAACGACACTAACGCAATTCGTTCAATGGGGATGTTACCTGAAGGCTATGCCGTCAATGACTTCCTTACTGACCCAGATGCGTTCTTCATCAAAACTGACGCGCCTCGCGGCTTTGTTCACTTTGAGCGGACTCCGCTTTCCACTAACATGGAAGCAGATTTCGACACAGGGAACATGCGCTTCAAGGCACGGGAGCGTTACAGCTTTGGCTTTAGCGACCCACGTTGTGTGTTCGGCTCACCTGGCGCATAACTAAAAGTCTATCTATAAGAGGGGGCTGCTTCGGTGGCCCCTTTCTTTTTGTTTTAGAACCGTGTACTGTTTGGGCATCCCTGACAGTCGTATTTTGCGGCTGACTTAACCCTGACAGGAGATTCTCATGGGTAATTCTACTTTTAGCGGACCAGTGCGTTCAGAAGGCGGCTTTCAGGTTGTTTCTAAAAATGAAACAACTGGTGCTTTTACAACTGTAGCGAACACGGCTTCAACAGGC